TAAAATTATATGTTCCTGACCTAGCCATATTTTTTATGTTTTTCCTTTAATTGTTTTTTAGCTGCTTTTGCTAATCTTGCTTGTTCATTTTTCTTTTGTACTTTAGCTCTTTGTTCTAATACAGTTAGTATTTGTATTTTTCTAGCATAAGGTTTATTAATTTTTTTAACTTTAGCTATTGTCTTCTTTGCATCTTCTACAGTTGCATATTTAATTCTAACTGTATCTTTAGGATTTTCGTCTGTATATAATCTACGACTAGAACCTTTTGGTTTCTTACCTGTTCCTATCTTAGGTTCTTTTCTTTTTCTTTTAACCATTTTTCCATTTGTTGTTTTTTAATAATATATAATGTTTGTCTATCCATAACACACCTCCTAATTAAAGTTAGTGCGTTTCTTCAGTTAATACTTACTTCCAACCCTTACGAGTCAAACGAATTATTTTTTCTTAAATGTTTTAACCATTGTAGGTTTACCACCTACTCCTTGTTTTTTTGCTCTCTTTCTTTTTACTGCTGATGTTTTTTGTGACTTTGACATACGTTGTGCTTTTGCTAGTGGTACACACTTAGGATATTTTCTTTTACTTTTAGTAGTAGATTTTCTACCACATGGTTGATACTTCCCATTCTTTTTTGGTGCTCCTATATCAACCCATTTTTCTCCTACCCATTTACGTAAACCACCACCAGTTTTTTTCTTAATAGTTTTCTTTTTCTTCTTACCTCCTGGTTTTATTTTACCAGAACATACTGCTGATGCATACATATTAGCATAAGCTGATGGATATACATCAAACTTTCTTTTTGCTGCTGCTTTACCTTTTGGACAAAGCTTTGCCATTACTTTCCTCGCATTATTTTTCTACGTTCAGTCATACCTGCTGCAAGTTTTCCACCACCTGCTCTTTTAAGTGAACCACCTTTAGAAGCATACTTAGTACTCATAGCTCCACCTTTAGCCATGTACTTAGTTTTCATTGCTCCACCTTTAGCCATGTATTTAGTTTTTGCTCCTGCCATTTTTAGTCTCCTTGTATAAATTATTAAAAGTTATTTCTGGGTCTGTATAACTGTCGTGTATTTCTGCTGCATGAGTATGTTGACTTGGTCTAAAGTCTGGTGCACCTTCACCTGTTACCCATAAAGCAGGACTTGTTGCTCTAACTCTATTATTAGGTAATGCTATTATATTACCTGTCCATTTACCTGCATCAATTAATTGTATTACATGGTTTTGTTTATGTTGTGCAGGACAATCACTTATATCACTATCTGTAAAGTCAACTGTAAACATATACTTACCTTTATAAAATTCATTATCTATCTTACACATCCAAGGACTTGCTGTTAATAAATCAAGCTTCACTACAGTATGTGTTCTTGATGAGCAATCCCAAGGTTGTGCTAAATGTGTATCCATTCTTTCTGGAGCTTCATCTAGTATTTCATCTGCTACTAATGCTGTGATTGGCATCCTTGCCCACATTGCACCACCATGTATATTATCTTCTTCTTCTATACCAGTAAACATTACTTGAAAAGATAAACATCTATCTGGTATTGTATTAACTGCAAATGCTATTCCATGTAAAAATTCACCATGATATTTTAAATGATTGTGTGTAAATTCTTTTCTTACCCAACATTTAAAGTGGGGAATATTACTTATTAAATATGACAGTTAGCACCTCCATCTTTTTCTTGCTTGTCTTAATCTTGAGTTAGGGTCTTTAGCTGCTTTAGGAAACTTCTTCATTTGTCCTGCAGACCTAGCACAATAACTCTTTCTTCTTTTAGCTCTACTACCTGTAGGTTTACTTTCAGTTACTGCTGTTTTTAATTTACTACCAGGATTATTTCTTCTATATTTTGCTACACCTTTTGCTGAAAGACCTGCTCCTTGTTTGGTGGGTCGTTTATCTCCCTTACCAATGGTCATGCCTTTCATGCCTTTGCCTTTAATTTTCCTTTTCTTTTTCTTTTCTTTAGGCATTATTTTTGTGATGTATACTTTATAGGTTCTTCTTTTACTTGAGCTTCTATAGGTCCTCTAACTCCAGGTCCTTTTCTAGCTGCACCATAACCTTGTCCAGTAGGTTTACTACTTGTATCATGACCAGTAGATTGATTAATAGTTCTTGCATTTGCTCCTACTATTAGAGTACTAGTTTTTATTTGCATTTCTTTTTCCCTTTCTTTTTTTTATTTTTCTTTTTATTATTTACTTTTGTTATTTGTTGTACTACATTTACTCTACTAATAGTCATTAGTTAGCTCCTTGTATTACTGGGTTAGGTCCTCCTGTAGGACTTGCTGCTGTTTGCATATCATCTTGTCTCATTCTTCTAGCTTGATTACGTAGAGCATCTATTGAGTTTTTATACTTAGCTTCCCATGTAGTAACCATTTGTAAATCTTTTATAAAATAATTTGCTTCTACCATACAAGCAGCAAATAATGCATTATAACAAAATTCACTAAAGTAATTAGAAGTAGTAACACTTGTACCTGTAGCACTAGCTAATGCTAAAGGTCTACGTGTGTATTGTATTTCACCTGATACTGCAGATGCAGGTGTTGGTACAATATAAATTTGTGTATTTGTTTTTCTTGAATAATATCTAGGTGTTCCTGTTGATGCACTAGCAAATGGAAAATAATCTATTGCATACTCATAGGTTCTTTGTAATAAATTTACTTTTGAATTAGCAGGAATTGCTGCTGTTGAAACACTTGTTGTATAGTTTACATTACGTACTACTAATGCATCAGCAGGTAAACTAACTACTGGGTCAGAAACTGTAAATGAAAAAGTAGAATAATTATCTAGACCTGGGTCATCCAGTTCTTTAATTAATCTACCTTCAGATTTTTCTATAAGAAAAGGTATTTGATTCTCAAATTCTGTAGAATCATTTTCTATTGTATTTATTAAATCAGTCTTTAAAAAAGAATAGGAGGGCATCTAGTTATCCCACTATCAAAGTTACACTACCTTCGTGAGGTGTAGATATACTAACTGTTCCACTACATAATACACCCATTTCTCCAAAGTACATATCTGACTCTGCACTTGCAGGAACTTCATATACTATAACAGCTCCTGATTGGTCTCCAATAGTAACTACTCCTGCTATACTAGAATAGGAATGAACTCCTAATATTCTAGTTCTTCCTTCAGTAGCAATAATGTCTCCATCACCACCTCTTTTATTAACTGTTCTTATATTTGTAGCCATGTTATTTCCTTAAATTAGGAAGGGTACGTTAATACCCTCCCTAGTTATTAATGGTTAAGCACCTTGATTACCAAACCAACTTCTCCAATCAGAGACACCAAAAGAATATCTTTCTCTTGCCTTGAATCGTAAGTTGCCAGTATCAAAGTCAGGCTCCATCTTGGTTTGTAAAGGTGTTCTATTGAACATCTTTGAACCATTAGGAACATCAGTTTTTATAAACCAAGCATTAACATCTGTAAATCTTCTGTTAGTCATATATCCACTTGGAAATACTCCTAAGTTCTTTACAGAGTTAAGGTCATTGTCTGCACTACCAACAATACCTGGTGTATTTAATAATACATCAGCAGTAAACATTAAGTCTACTGGTACGTGTAAAGATACAGCAGAAGAACCAATTAAGATACCTCTGTCATCTTTAAACTTTTGTATTGCAATAATAGCAGATTCTAATGTACCTTCAGCAATCGCTGCTGCAGTACTTGTATTACTCTGGTTTCCATCACCAATAGTTGGATGGGCAGCATTAAATAAACTTACTCCATCTCCTTGTGCTGTAGTAAAACCTTCGTTATAAAGTTTAGCAGCTTTTACTTGCTTAGTATTAGCCATAGCTCTTGCTAATCCTTTTGCTCTTAATTTTGCAAAAGTATCATAAAGGTTATCTTCCATTGCTTCTTCAGTAATCGCAAATGCTAAAGCTATAGTCTCGTTTGTATATCGAGATGTATAACTCTCACCTGCGTCATCATAAACAACAGCAGCTCCTTCATTTTTAGTTGGAGCAGTACCAAATCCTGTAAAGAGGACTTCCTCTTCAAAAGACCTATCTGAATTTTCTACTTCATATAGTGGTTCATGCTCATTATTAACTTCTCCATACTCAATCACAAATACTGCATTTAATCCAGGAAGGAGTTCTTTGCTTATCGCAGCTCTATTTATAGCCATATTTTATTCTCCTTTTAAATTATGCTGTTGAAATTGAAGCAGATTGAAAATTATCAAAATGTGTATTTATTCTTACTTCATACCAAGGGTATGCATCTGTTATACCTGCTGATGTGCTAGTACCTGTATCCCAAGGTGCTCTACGTATCACTCTTAAATGACTTGCTGCTTGAGTGTTACCATCACCATCTATTACATAAGCACTTTGTCCAGTTTTATGACTACCTGTGCCTACAACCCAAGGGGCATTATAAACACCAACACCTATTGGATTTGCAGAAGTTGTAACTCCTATATTTGATTGTACAAAAAATGTTTGGTCAGGGTCACTTGCAATATGAATTTTTACATCAGTTGCTGTAACTCCACCAGTAATACTTCTAGCGAACTTCTGTTCTCCACTAGCATTTACAAAACTACATCCTTGAAAAACACCTGCAGACTTTATAGATACTCCATTAGCACAAGGTTTAATTGTACCTGCAGTTTCTATTGCTATAGGGTCTCCTG